CGAGGACTGTGAGGGTGATGCCGCTCCCATCCATAGGGAATTCTGTCCCTGTGGTTGTTCCCGGGCTTTCGGGGCATTCGATGAGTCGTGAACGCCACAGCCGCAACACATATGGCCCTTCCCACGCCTGTTGTGGCGGATGTTGCGGATGTTGCGGATAGATCGGGTATGAGCGGGTTCTAGGGTTCTAGTCGTTTCCGGGGTATATGACACACACATACATCAATTTAAACATCACCATTGTGCAGACCTCCGGGAACACGGGGAGGTAACGACCTTAGACCTGTTTCCGAACACAAGTTTTGATTTTAGAGCAGGTTTATGGTAATTTCTCTGTATGCAGAAGCGGGTGAATAACCCTAAAGGCCATGTCGCTAACCTGAAGCCCCGTTGGAAGAAGGGTGAGAGCGGGAATCCTGCCGGTCGCCCCAAACGCAACCGCGAGATAACCCTCTACATATCCGAGCAGACCGACGAGGGACGGGCACTCATCGACCAGTTGTGCGAGATGGCCCTCTCATCCAAGGTCGCTGCCCGTGACCGCATCCGCGCCATCGAGATGCTCCTGGAACGGGGATTCGGCAAGGCCGTCCAGCCCATCGAGGTCGGCGGCGAGGTCAGTGTCCACCGCGATATCAGCGGGTTCTCCGACGGGGAACTCATGGAACTGGTGGATCTCAGACGGCGGGTCAGAGAGGGCGACGGCGTGGTGGTCGATGGACAGGCGACCGTACTCTGATGACCGATCTCCGGGACGCAGCCCTTGAGAAGCTGCTCCATGAACCGGTGGAGACCCCTGTCTCGGAAGATGTCGGCACCCTTGGCGAGTGGTTCTCAGCCGGATTCATAAGCGAACTGCTCACGGCCTCTATGGCCGCGCTCGGTGAACACATGGACCGCCCTGCGGCGGAAGACCTGGCCCTGGTACTTGTGCGGATGTTCTGTTCCGGGTATGTGTCGGGCTACTACGAAGCCCCCGGCCCGGACCAAGCGGGGGTGTGTATCATTGGCAACAGAGATACGGGGTGACGAACAGGTTCTCCTCGATGAGGTGGCCGACGCCGCCGAACTCTTCCTCGCCCAGAGATACTTCAACCGGTTCCTGCCCTTCGTAAAGGTCATGGAGCCGCCCCCCGGACGCGGCCAGATACCCTTCGAGCCCTGGCCTCACCTCATGGAGGTCTGCGACAAGCTCGAAGAAGAGAAACTCCTCGTCTGGCTCAAGTCCCGGCAGACCGGCGCATCATGGCTCCTCGGAGCCTACGCCCTCTGGATGGCCCAGTACCATCCCGGCGCACTGGTGCTGCTCCTCTCTCAGGGTGAGGAGGAATCCAAGGCACTCCTCTGGAAATGCAAGTACATCTACGAAGCCCTGCCCGATGGACTGAAGGTAGCCATCGGCACCGACTCCCGGCAGGAACTCACCTTCCCCAGCGTGTCGGCAGCCATCCGCGCCCTGCCCTCCACCGAGAAGGCCGGTAGATCCGCTACCGCTTCCCTGGTGGTCATGGACGAGGCCGATTTCCACGAGTACGCCGAGCAGTCCTTCGCCGCCGTCAAACCAACCATCGATGACTCGGGCGGTCAACTCATCATGGTGTCCACCGCCAACGCCACCTCCTCCCAGTCCCTCTTCAAACGGGTGTACCGGGAGTCGCCCAAGAACGGCTTCGCCAAGGTCTTCTACGGCTGGAACGTCCGACCCGGTCGGGACAACGCCTGGTTCGATGCCCGGAAGTCCGAGTACCTGGACGCCGCCCTCTTCGAGAAGGAATATCCCTCCACCGAGGACGAAGCATTATCCCCGCCCAGATCCATCACGGCCTTCGCCGTGGAGAAACTCAACGCCATGCGGGAGGATATCCGGGAACCCAGAGAGACCATGCAGTGCGCTACCGTCACCGCCAACATCTATCAGGACTATGCCCCCGGCAAGAAGTACGTCGCCGGGACCGATACCTCCCACGGCACCGGCGGCGATAACGCCGTGACCGTGGTCATGGACGCCCAGACCGGCTACATCGTGGCCGACCTGGTGAGCAACGTAGTACCGGCAGACCAGCTTGCCGTATCTTCGGCCATGCTGCTCCAACGATACAAAGATCCCCTCTGGGCCATCGAGGACAACGACTGGGGTGCCACCACCATCGTCACCGCGCAGGGACTCAGATACCCCAGGATATTCTACCGGGCCGAGAACAAACCCGGCTGGCACACCGACGAGCATTCCCGGGTCCGTCTGTACGGCGGCCTCATGGAAGCCGTCCACTCCCGGCTCATAGTCATACCCAACGAACAGGGACTGTCCGAGTTCTATTCGCTCATACAGAACCCGAAGAAGAACGGCAGGGTCGAGGCCCAGTTGGGCAGCAAGGACGATTACCCCATCGCCGTTGGCATCGCGTGGCAGATACACCAGAAGGCCCACGGCGGTGGCCGCCTGAGAGACACCTTCATGAACCCGATAACGGGCCTCATCGGCGGCAACACCAAACGCGGCATAAGGCCTTGGTAACCCGTGGCGGAGATCGACGAACTGAGAGAAGACCTGGCGAAGTCCCGTGTGGAGATCGCCAACCTGAAACTCCGCACAACTACGGTATTAGGCCCGGATCACTTCCTCGCGCTAGTTTTTTGCGTACCTTTGATTGGGGCATTCACCATCCTCGGTATAATCCTCGTGTGGCGTACCACTAGCTCACCACAGGAGACGGCTCCGTTCCTACGGGACTGGTTATTGGCATTATCCATATTCTCTAATCCGGTATCAGCGATCACGGGAGCAGTCGTAGCCAGATGGTCAGGTAAGGAGAAAGGCGCAGGCGATGAAGATTAGGTTTGGCCCCAAGGTCATAACCCTCAATTCCATACGGTTCCCTCGGACGATCCCAGGATTCCGGCCTATTTCGCCGTTCCGTATACCGCTGCCGAAGATCATAAGGATCGGCGGCTCCAAAGCTGCCTTTCTGAGCCTCGGATTCGTACTGGCAGGCTTCGGCCTAACCATGTTCCTGGTGGTAGCCACGGATAACACCGAGATACTCTGGCCCACTCCAGGTGCTGAGTATGAACTGCCCAGCGTCATCGGTCAGGCTTTGGAGCCTGACCCAGAGACTCCCATGGAACTCTCACAAACCTTGAGGATAGGGCTGAAGGACAAAAGCAGGCTTGATAAACTGACGCTGAAGAATATATCGCTTGGCAAGGCTGACCTGACCAATTCCTTCCAGGTGATGAGGAACGCCACTACTGGAGTCACTGGCTCTGCTGCTTATCTCTGGATAGGCGAAGTGGTAATCAAGAACTCCAGTGCCCCTACATTAGCGTGGGACAATATGGATGTCGGCTCTATGACATTAGGTGCCCGAGTCGATGGACACACGCAAGAGATACAGGTGGACCCAACGGTGGCAGAGGTCATCATCGATAGTGATAGGGGTTCAGGCTCGTACATCAGCCAGGATGCCGTGGTCGACCGTATCGTCCTACAGATCAACGGCAACAACGGAGCAAGCATCGGGGTACTTGAGATAGACAATGTAGATGCTAGTGTCGGAGCCTGGGACTGGGACTATATCAAGGCCGGAAGCATCGTGATGGACAACACCAACGAATTTGGGAATGCCACCGGCATAAACTCGGCGTCGGCAACCTTTGGGGATGGCATCTCCTCCCGGTCAGTCACGGACACGATGGTTGACACACCGATAAGTGTCCGATGATAAAGCCCATCATCGGCACGATAGCGATAGCATGTGGGGTGATGATACTTCTCGGAGTGGTCGCGGTCTGGGCTACGTTTGGGATGTCATTGTGGCTGGTGGTTGGCCCGTGGCGGTTGGGTAGATCCTTAGCTTGCCGGCTAGGATTACACGGCCGCATGGTTTCCCAGGTCAATCCGGACAATCGGAATACCGAGGGCCGCTGCATGGCATGTCATAGATACAAAAGGTTGACCCACGTCCCATGCTGATCCATTGGGGACTACACCGGCCGCGGGACCACTGGCGCGAGGCAACTTGTGCCGAGGTTGGTTGCATCAACTACTTCGGAGGCTGGAAGACCATTCTCCACGCCGACGATATGGCGAATATAGAACTGATCCGCCGGTCGCGGATGGGCTTCAGGGAGGAGCGCGGAGATGGGCTGATCACGTTCATCTTCTCTCCGGGTCAGGAGTGCTTCACCGGCCAGGGTGGAGGACATAGGGTAGCGGTGGGCCGTGATCCGATAATGACGAAAAACAAGCGGATCATGGAGCCGCTGGAGTTCATGGATAACTGGAACGACTATCAATATCGGAGGAGTATAAATGGCTAAAGAATCAGGTTTGGGAATGTCCGTCATAATCGACGATTCGGGCGGCTCTGCCCGCACCATAAGTAATGATATAACCAATCTGGACATCGCAACGCCGCGGGAAGAACAAGATATAACCGGATTGGACAAATCCGCCAGGGAACGATTGTTACTTCTGGCCGACTTCACGATCTCTGTCTCCGGGGTATTCAACGACGCATCTAATATGAGTCACGCGGTATTTAGCACCGTCTCATCTACCAGCGTGGCGCGGACGACGACGACGGCAATCTCCGGGCAGACCTTGCCTGGGGAACTGTTCTATACCGATTATGCGCTGTCGCGGTCTTCTTCCGGAGAGTTGACGTGGACGGCGCCGGGAGTCCTGGCCGGCGGAGTTGTGCCAACGTGGGCATGATGAACAAGACCAAGGGATACCGGATACCGGAGCAGACGGCCCATATAACATTTGACGGGACCGATTACGACGGCGCCGAGATCTGGGTCAAGTTGAACGTATCTTTCGCCCATTATCTATCCCTGCGGGAAGCCGCCGAAGGTGACGACCAGGCGAAGATGGCGGAGCTATTCGGCGGGGAAGTCCTGATGTCCTGGAACTTGGAGGACGCGTCCGGGGAGCCGGTCCCGGCCAACGGCGCCGGGATGCTGGACATCCCTCTATCTCTAGCGATGTTGATCGTCTCTCATTGGATCGAGGCGGTGTCAGGAGTCCCGGCCCCTTTAGCCGAGACATCCGGAGATTTCAGCACGTTGGCGGCGGCTTCGACCGCGATGGGCGAAGAATAGTCAAACCGTTTGAGCTGGAGCAAGCCGAGTTGATAGACGGGCTCTGCCAAAGATATTCATGCCTACCATCCCAATTGATGGCGGAGGATGTAACGCTCCTTCGGCTGGTGGCGATAGTGCAGGAAGGACAACCGGAGCAGGATGGCTAACCAGGTCGAGATACAGATCACGGCGGACCCGAAGAACGCCGAGGCGGGTTTCAAGAAAACCCAGTCGGCCTTCGGGCGGATGTCGGACAGCATCAAGAAACACCGGAAG